TGCTAATAAATTACTACAAAATACTACAATCAAAGCCCGTATTGACGCTCAAATGCAAAAGCTCGAAGACGACAAGATTATGAAGGCTGATGAAGCTTTGAAACTGATTACCGCAATTGCACGTGGTGAAGAGACTACGACGGTTGAGACAAAAGACGGTTTTTGGTTGACCGTACACCCAACTATCACAGAGAAGCAACGTGCTAGTGAAGCCATCTTGAAGCGCTATCCATTATCTGATATGGATAAAGCCCAGATTAAGAAGGCACAGGCAGAAGCCATTAAGGCGCAGGCTGAGGCACAGGTAGCAAAGGCAAAAGCCGAACAACTCCATACGGTTGCTGACAAGACCCGTGAGAAGATGGACAAGCTAAGCACTGAGGAGTTACGCAACTTAGCCAAGTTAGCAGGTGAAAAAGATGATTAAGCTGACAGCCGCCGAAAAGAACGGAATTGCATTAGCGGCAAAGGAATCACTTGCGCGTAGAAGTTACAGTGATTACTTTCTGCTGGCTAATCCCAGCATGCGGATGTATCCACATACAAAGCTGATCACCGAGAAACTGCAAAAGATAGCAGACGGTGAACAGCATTTTTACATAATTTCTATGCCGCCACAGCATGGAAAGAGCTTAACTATAACGAAAACTTTTCCAAGTTATTATTTAATGAAATATCCAGACAAGCACGCCATGATAGTCGCTTACTCACAAGACTTATATAGTCAGTTTGCGGCAAGCAACAGGCGTGCTTTTTCTGATTGGTCAGGGGCGCTATTCGGATTAAAGACAGGCAAGAACACAGCTCAGACATTTACTGTACAAGACCACAGAGGTGGTTTCTATGCTACTTCTGTGCTTGGTGGTGCTACTGGTATGAGTGCCGATTTGCTGGTTATTGACGACCCCGTAAAAAACGCAGAAGAAGCGCATTCCATGACCGTCAAGGACAAGATATGGGACGAATGGAATTTGACGTTTTACCCACGTCTGCAAAAAGGTGGCTCGGTTATCGTGATCATGACCAGGTGGCAAACAGACGATCTAGCCGGGCGCTTATTGTCTGAATCATCCCTACCGTGGGAAGAAGTCAAACTGCCGGCTATCGCAGAAGACATTCCAGCCGGAACAACTGATGCAATTGGACGCAAGAACGGTGAAGCCCTGTGTCCGCAGCTGCACACGCTCGATGAATTGCTTACCCACAAGCATGATATGGGGACGGTCAAGTTTACCGCACTGTATCAGCAGAGCCCAATTATTGAGGGCGGTAACATCTTCAAAGATGAGTGGGTCAAGTACTACGTGGACAGCAGAGAAACGCAGGCAAGGCTAGGATTAACCGATAAAGATGCGGTGATTCTACCACATCACTTAGACCAAACCGTACAAGCATGGGATGCAACTTTTAAGAGTAAGGCTAATGACGACTTTGTAGCCGGTCAAGTTTGGTCACGCCGTGGTGCCAATTGCTACCTGCGCCCTAACTGGTGCCACAAGCGTTTAAGCTTTACTGAGACGCTAGACGCTATTAGAGCCATGTCCCGCATGTATCCTGACGCTACTGTAAAGCTAGTGGAGGACAAGGCAAACGGTCCGGCAATCATTGACACGCTTAGACGTGAGATTCCAGGAATTATGCCGGTGTCACCAGGCGCAGACAGCAAGGAAGCACGTGCGGCGTCAGTGTCTCCAATGTGGGAAGCTGGACAGGTTTATATACCGCATCCTGCATGGCACCCAGAAGTTAAAGACTGGATTGCTGAAATTTTAGGATTCCCGAACATGCCACACGATGATAACGTGGACTCGATGGTATACGCATTAAGACGACTTAACACGAAGTTTGGTGGTCCAATTGTTAGATACTAGGAAAGGAGGATGTCAATGGCCAAAAAGAAAATAAGGCACTTCAAAACGCCAGTTGTGCGGTCTGATTCGCTTGACCTAAGTCCTACGGTTGACTATGAATCAATTGCATGGAAGACAGTTAATCACTCACAGGACTATGAAGCCTTAGACGACCGATACAAGTATGATGCTATCGCTCATAAAATGGTCTCAAAGGTCGCAGAAGACGCCACAAGAAACGGATTCCGTTTAGTCATTCCAGGCAAACCAGACTTACAAGAGATGTATCAGAATCGCTTAAATGATTTGAAAACGCAACAGGTTTTGTCTCAGCAAATCATCTATCAACGCAAACACGGAGATGGCTATATAACCTACCTAGTTAAAGAGACAAATCCAACGAGTACATTTGACCCTCTTGACCCTGAAAACATCGAGAATGTGGTAGCATTGCACGCATTCGGTCAAAAGAATGTACAAAGCTATCTAACCGACGATGATCCAACGAGTGACGACTACGGCAAAGAGTCAAAATTGAAGATTCAACCAAAACAAGCCGCCACCACATTAGACAGGTACGGTAATCCAACACAAGAAACCAAGGACGAAAATGCGATTGTTCTTGATGCTACCAGGTATAGTCACATCAGCTTAGACAAGTTTGACGATGACCAAACAGGGACATCAATTATCAAGCGCTGTGAAAAGCAACTCAATAATATGGCGATTGCTACCGAATCAGTGGGTAAAATGCTACGAGAATTTACGTTTAAGGTCTTCCAATCTGATAGGCTGATTAATGAACCATTAGACCAGTTCAGACGCGACAGAGACGAATTAGCACGCGTAGCAAACACCGAAGCTATGATGTTTACTGGTAACGATGACACCGTGACCAAGCTAGCAACGCCAACTGGTGGCATGAATGTCTTACTTGATTACTTGTGGCAAGACCTTTCAACAGCGTCAAACATCCCTAAATCGGTTTTGACGGGTGAACAGTCTGGCACGCTGGCAGGCGCAGGGCAAGACGTGCAAAACTATTATGACAGTGTGAAAGCCTTACAAGAGCAGATTTTGAAGCCCGAAATCATGAATATTGTCCGCTTGTTGATGTATTCGAAAGAATTTGGCGGTTACTTAGACCCAGACAGCTTAGAATGGCACATTGAGTTTAATCCGCTATGGACACCGGACGACAAGACGCAAAGCGAGACACTGGTCAACCATGCAAATGCGGCCGGAACACTGGTCACAAACGGTATTTTTGCCCCTGATGAAGTCCGCAACATGTTCAACGGGCAAGGCAACAACGCAATTCAAGGGATGCAGAACAACGCAAACGTGACTGACAGCGCCGACAATATCGAAGCTCGATATACGCAAGAGCAAATTGACCAGTACTACAAAGATGTTGAAAAGGCTGGTATAGATGGCAAGGCGTAGAAATGGCTACCCATTGAAGATTGAACGGTCGTATTACCGAGGATTAGCCAAACTCATTCGAGAATGGCAAAAAATAGCTTTCAGAGTGGCTGACGCGCAATTAAGGCATTATCTTATTAACGGTACTAAAATGCTCACAGATGCGGATAATTCGCGTAATCCAGAGTGGACTAATTACGTACAGCAAACCTTGAATTTGATGTCTGTTGATATGGAAAACACGGTCACAGATCAAATCTTGCATGACATGACTATGCGGTTTGTTTATGCGGTTAACCAGTTCAGTGCTAATAAGACGCGTGTGCATCAAGCTAATGTGCAGATGAAGATGGGACCTTATGCGTTAAATCCGTTAAGAGATAACGCAAAATTGCGCGAATATACCTGGGGTAAGATCTTAGAAAATACGAACTTGATCAAAACCATGCAAGGGCGCTATATTGACCAGCTGAAAGGCGACATTTACCGCATTGTCAATGATGGTGGCGGTCTTACTGATATAAGCCACGCTATCAGCAATCGAACTGGTATGGCTTTGCGTCATGCTGACCTAATTGCAACTGATCAGACAGGCAAAATACTAGCCCAGATTGACGCTTACCGGAACAAACAGGCAGGCTCAACGCGCTATATTTGGCGTTCAATGGAGGACAAACGGGTAAGACTAAAACACAGAGAGTTAGACGGCAAGGAATTTAAGTATGATGACCCCAACGGCGGGGATAATGGGCAGCTACCTGGCGGGCCGATAAGGTGCAGGTGTTACGCTGACCCGATTGACTAAAAATTAAATGAAACACAAACGCTTCCTCAATGCGAGGGAGCGCTTTTTTCATGCCCAAAATTAGCAAACTTTGTGAAATTTTTAAGTATTCCGCCCGTGGGTGAATCTCATTTAAGCCCGTTAAATCAACATTCTTACTTTGTGAAATTTTAGGAGGATTTTATGGAAGATTCAAACGAAATTAAACCAGTTTCAACCAATTTAACCAATGAAGAAACTAAGCAAGCAATTAATGCTTTGAAGCCTAAAAGCGTGGAGGTAGCTCCAAAGGTAGAAAAGCCAATTGAAGTTGTCAAACCAACACCAGTAGCAAAGGAGGTGAAGCCAATGGCAGAAGTAAAAGACCCTAGAGGGATGTTCGATTATACAGGCTGCGAACAGTACACCGTGCAAGATGGCGAAACATTGTTTGATGTTGCTCAAAAGTACAAGGTCGCTTTGCAACAGTTGCGTTATTTCAACCATGTACCAAAGGACACCATGCGAGTTAAGCCTAGGCAAACACTGTACATCCCCAAAGAACCGGTATTAGTGCCAGTAGGCGAATAGCATGAACCTGACACGGTACGATACAGCGACGATTAACAAGTTTTCTGTTGATTCACAAACAGGATTCTTGCATGTAAGCAATGTGCCAATCGCACGTGTGGGCGTTTTTCCTTATATCGGTAAAAGTGGGCAGATCACCATGGAAGCCAAACTTCCTGATGATTTATTGACTGATTCGGCTGTTGAGAGTGCAAATTCAAAGCCAGTTACAGACGATCACCCACAAGAATCGGTGAACGTGACCAATACGAACCGATATATGAAGGGATTAACCGCCAATAATGCCCATGTTGATGGTGACAAGCTGAAAGTTGACATGACTATCACCGATTCGGCATTAATCAAAGAAATTCAGGGCGGCAAGCAAGAGCTTTCAATTGGATTTCAAACTGATGTGGTACCCGTTAAAGGTACTTTCAAGGGTATGGCGTACGATTCGGCACAAAAGAACATTCAAATTAATCACGTCGCAGTAGTTAAACGTGGTCGTGCTGGTCATTCGGTGAGATTAACCGGTGACAGTGCAGAAATGGTTATAGATGATTCACAAGAGAAAGGAACATCAATGGAAACTACAAAAATTCGTTTAGATGGTGCAGATGTCACAGTCGCAACCACAGACGCAGAAAGAATTTTAAAGCTTGATGCTGACAACAAGGCTAATAACTCAAAAATTGCCAAACTTGACGCTCAAATTAAGGCTTTGACAGCCGAACGCGACAAGTTAAAGGGTGGTGCTGATGCTAACAAGAAATCACTTGATGAAGCACAAGCCAAGGCTGATTCTCTTGAAAAGGAATTAGCCGCAGAAAAGAAAAAGTTTGAAGGGGATGCACTAGATCAAGCAATCGCTGACCGTATGGCACTTATCGATGAAGTAAAGCCATATGTTGGCGATTCTTTTGATTTTAAAGGCAAATCTCCGAAAGAAATGAAGCTAGAAGCTATCAGCAAGACTGATTCAGTCGATTTAAGCGCTAAGTCAGATGACTATATTGACGCTTATTTTGACTCAATCAAGAACCGCAATAACTCTGGCGTAGTTGGTTACACGGGTATTGAAACCAATGTCAAGACAGACAGCGTAGACAATAAACCCGCAAAAGACCGCTACCACTTAGCCTAAGGAGGTAATTAAATGGCAATTCCAGATGGAGAACTTTACAACACCGGTGAACTTGCACCAGGTCAATTAGCAACCATTGAACGCGCAACAATCAACACCGAACAAGCAGGAGCACCAATCGGCTTCGGTCAAGGTGTCGCAATTAAAGATGGTTTGGTAGTTCCAGCAACCGGCGGAAATATTTTCGGCGTGGCTTTACGCAGAACTTACTTAAACGCTGACTACTTAACACAAGAAAACATTGATGCTGACAAGTGGCAAACCGGTGAATTATTTGGCGTAGCTCGTGAGGGAACTATTCAAGTACCAATCAATGAAGATGTAAATGAAAACGAGAATGCAGCCGTTGATAAGGACGGCAATTTCAAACCAGCAGGCGCTAACGATACAGTCGTTGGCGTCTTTTTAGGTTCCGGCAATAAGGGCGGTACCGCACGCATGCAAACCCGTATCCAGCTTTCTAATACGGCTGTTACAGGTTCAGGTTTGC